GAATGGCGGCGCATCGAGCTCGGCCTCGTCCGGTCCTCCCCGACGAGCTCGTCGACCAACCCAGGTGGATCCGCTACTCGGCAACGAAGGTGCCGCTCACCGTCACTGGCCGGCCAGCATCAAGCACCAATCCGAAGACCTGGGCGACGTTCGCTGAATCGTCGACCTCGAGCGTCGGTGCCGGTCCCGGGTTCGTCCTCAACGGCGACGGCATCGTCTGCATCGACCTGGACCACTGTCTCACCAACGGGACTCTCAAGCCGTGGGCAGCCTCGATCTCGCCCCGGCGACGTATGTGGAGGTTTCACCTTCGGGTGATGGGCTCCACATCTGGGGTCGTGCGCGCGGGTTCTCCGGTGGCCGGCGGTTCTCATGGCATGGCGGCAACGTCGAGGTCTATGGGACCGAGCGGTATCTGACGGTGACGAGTCGTCGATTCACTGGATCGAAGCGGGTCCTCGGTGACTTGTCGAACGTGATCGCAGTGATCGTGGGGAACAAATGACCGCTCCGAAGAAGGCAACGCCCCGGAAGCGGACGGTAAAGCCGACGCATGGTCGGAACCGCAGGGCCGTTGACGAGATGGTGCAGGCGCTCGCAGCGACTGGTCGTCTCGAGCAGGTGGATGCAGCGAGGGTCACAGCAGCCCAGGCTCTCGCTGATGCGGTGGATAGCGAACCGACGAACGCGTCGTTGTGGCGGGAGTATCGGGCTGCCTTGGAGACGCTGAGGCTGGTTGACGATGGTGGCCCGGACGAGTTCGCGAAGCTCCTCGCTGATTTGTCAGCCGAGGTGGGCGACGCCCCGAAGCCCCGAAAGGCGAAGCCTCGGAACTGAGGTCGCTGCGATCGCCCGGCAACTCGGCCACGAGTTGATGCCCTGGCAGCAACAGGTCGCCGACGTCGGACTCGAACTCGATCCGGATACCGGATTGCCGGCCTATCGGGAGATCGTCGTGACGGTTCCCCGCCAGTCGGGGAAAACGACGTTGGTTCTCGGATGGGAACTCCAACGTGCTCTGCGATGGCCGACCGTCCAGCGATGTGCCTACACGGCTCAGACCGGGTGGGACGCTCGCCGGAAACTGATCGACGACCAAGCTCCCCTCATAAATCATTCACCAATGCGGGCTGCGGTCGATCGTGTTTTTCGGGGTGCTGGTACCGAAGCGATCGTGTTCAAGAACGGCAGTCGAATCGACGTGCTCGCCACGTCAGAAGCGGCCGGCCACGGACGCACCATCGACTTGGGTGTCATTGACGAGGCGTTCGCCGATACGGACGATCGTCGCGAGCAGGCATTGCTACCGGCAATGGCGACCCGAGCTGCGGCCCAGATCCTTGTCGTCTCCACCGCGGGAACCGAAGCGTCGATCTACCTGAATCGGAAGGTCGAATCAGGGCGAGCCGCGGTCACGAACGGGGACCGCACCGGTATCGCCTACTTCGAGTGGTCCGCCGATGATGCTGCCGACATCGACGATCCGAATACATGGCGATCGTGCATGCCGGCATTGGGTCACACGATTGACGAGCAGGTTGTCGCTCACGCTCGAGCAACGATGAGCGAGGGCGATTTCCGACGGTCGTGGTTGAACCAGGCAACAACGTCGGATGAGCGGATCATCCCGGCGAGCGTCTGGGATCAGGTGTGCGATCCGATGGTCCGGCCCGAAGGTCGTCTCGCATTCGCCGTTGATGTGAACGCAGAACGGTCCGCCGCCAGCATCGCCGTGTCCGACGAGCAGGGTCGGATCGAACTTGTCGATCATCGACCCGGTGTGTCCTGGATTGTCGAACGCATCCAGGAACTCGTCGAACGGTGGAACGCTCCGGTTGTCCTTGATGGCTATGGGCCCGCCGGGTCCCTCCTCGATGCGATCGAAGGCGCAGGAGTACCCGTCGAGAAACTGTCCAGCCGGCAGGTTGCTAACGCGTGTGGCGTGTTCTATGACGCAATCTCCGATCGGAAACTCCAGATCCGACGGCACGACCTTCTCGACGATGCGATCGCAGCAGCTCGACGACGCACATCTGGTGATTCGTGGTCCTGGGCTCGAGCGGACACGAGCGCAGACATCAGCCCCCTCGTAGCGATCACTCTCGCCTACGAACGAGCGGTGAGCTCGAAGACTGGTCGCTCAAACGAACTGTGGGTCGCATGGGATTGAAGCGGAGCACAATGGCAACAATCCTTGAAATCCTCGGCGGGTTCGCGCTCACGTTCGGAGCCGGGCTTCTCGCAATATGGGCCGGACTTCTCGTCGCCGGCATTCTCCTGATCTTGTTCGGTCTTGCGCTCGAGCGGTTTGAGTCCTGATGGTTGGTGGTCGATAGATGCTCGGACGACTCATGCCCTGGTCTGCGGAAGAACGCAGCCTGTCAATGACGGACTATCAGGACCTCTTCACCCGGTTCGGATTCAATGGCGTTCAGTACGTCGCTCCCGCTGGGAACCTCCAGGAGCTGACGGCTCTTGAGGGTTCACGGAACCCGATCGTCGCAGCATGCATTCACGCGCGAATGCTCGTGTTCTCGGAGGCCCGGTTCACGTTCCAGCGGTACTCGGCCAGCCGGCCCGGCGACATGTTCGGCACCCCGGACCTGGCGATCCTCGAGCAGCCGTGGCCGTCGGCGACGACCGGGGATCTTCTGGCGCGGATGGAAGCCGACGTCAGCCTGTTCGGTAACTCGTACTGGATCCGAAGCAACAACGAACTCGTCCGCCTCAACCCGGCTCGCATCCAGATCGTCACCGGCGATGTGGCCGATCGGGTCAGCACGAACACCGTCGGTCAGCGGCTCGTCGGATACAGCCTCACCGACGAAATGCACAACGAGTTGGCATTCTTCGAGCCGAATCAGATTTGCCACTACAAGCCCCTCGCCTCCCCACTCTCACCGTTCCGTGGCCAGTCCTGGCTGTCCGCTGTGATCCAGGACGTGCAGGTCGACGGCGAGTTGACGAACTACAAGTCGGCATTCCTGTCGAACGCGGCGACTCCGAACATGGTCGTGTCGTTCGATCCGACGATCACGAAGGAGGCGTTCGACAAGTTCCGGGAGTCGATGGAAGCACGTCACCGTGGAACCGCCAACGCCTACCGGACCCTCTACCTCGGTGGCGGTGCGGACGTGAAGGTCGTCGGCGCGAACTTCGAGCAGATCGCCATGAAGGCCGTCCAGGGGGCCGGGGAGACCCGGATCGCCGCGGCCGCCGGCGTGCCTGCCTCCATCCTCGGAATCAGTGAGGGTCTCGCTGGCTCGAGCCTCAATGCCGGTAACTACGGAGCAGCTCGACGCCGCTTCGCCGACGGGACCCTACGGCCCCTCTGGCGGTCCGCGTGCGGTTCCCTCCAGAACCTCGTGCCACCGCCCGACGGTGGAGCTCGCCTCTGGTACGACGACCGGGACGTCTCATTCCTCCAAGAGGACATTGACGATGCTGCGGCCACTCGTCAGAAGGACGCGCAGACGATGCGAACCCTCGTGGACGGTGGATTCGATCCGGCATCGGTCGTGATTGCGGTTACCACAGGCGACATGAGCGCGCTCGTCCACACCGGACAGTTGTCCGTACAACTTCAGCCTCCCGGTACAGGCGTACCCGCCGCCACGGTCTGATGCCGTACCACATCGCAGACGACCAGCCCGACTGCTCCGGTTACGCAGTCGTCAAGGACGACACCGGCGAAACCATTCCCGGTGGTTGCCATGTCACCCTCGCGGAAGCCGAAGATCACCTCACTGCGATCAACATCGCCGAGTTCGGTCAACGAGCCGTTGACCTCGAGATCCCGGCTTACATTCGGGAAGCAGCAGCACGAGGACTCGAACTTCGAGCCGACGGCTATGGCGGAGACGGACTCGTCGCCCGCACAATCCGAGAGGCGCGTGACATGGCAGCCGGCCGAATCACTCCCGACAAGGTGATCCGAGCTAACGCGTGGGGAGCCCGCCACGCAGTCGACCTTGACGCAACCCAGAACACCAACCCCGATGCAGACGGCTGGCCCGGTAACGGCGCTGTCGCCCACTACCTCTGGGGCATCGACCCAACCGACCCGAACCCGGCGCGCGAATGGTTCGCTCGAAAGGCCGAAGCCATCAAAGCCGAGGAGACCAACATGACGGACGCACGAAGCATCGACGAGACGATCTATCCGGTCGCACCGGCTCAAGCTGCCGTGTACCAGGCGCTCGAGGACATCGTCGAAGTCCACGGCAAGTTCGATCAGACGACCGGTTCGAACGGTGCCCACTACGTCGCAGAGTCCCCGTTCGCTAACGAGGGACTCGTCTGCTCCAACTGTCTCTTCTACGAGGGCGCACGCGCCTGCGAGATTGTCCAGGGCGACATCGCCCCGGAGGCGATCTGCAAGTTCTGGCAGATCCCCGAGGCCCTCGTCGTCGAAGGCGACCAGCCGGCTCCGGTCCCCGACATGCAGACCGAAAGCCTGTCGCGTGAGAACCTCTCGAGGATCGTCGAGTTCCGGGCCATGCCCTCCGACGACGGTCTCACCCTCCAGGGCTACGCGGCAGTATTCAACGAGTGGACCACGATCGACTCGTGGGAGGGCACGTTCCGTGAGCGCATCGCCCCCGGTGCATTCAAGCGGACCCTCGGCCAGCGAATGCCGGTCCTCCAGTTCGATCACGGTTCTCACCCACTGATCGGCAGCATCCCCCTCGGTCGCATCACGAGCATCGTTGAAGACGAGCGTGGATTGAAGGTCAAGGCTCGCCTCTCCGACAACTGGCTCGTTGAACCAGTTCGCGACGCAATCCGCGACGGTGCAATCAACGGCATGTCGTTCCGATTCTCCGTCCCGGCCAATGGCGACAAGGTCACCCGAGGTGCGGACGGCATGCTCGAACGCACCATCAACGAGATTGCCCTCTACGAGGTCGGTCCCGTCGTCTTCCCCGCATACGAGCAGACCAGCGTGGGCGTCCGTTCACGCCAGGCTCTCGATGCACTACAAGATCCCGAGGTTCGCAGCGAACTCGCACGAATCCTCGCGACTGGCACCGACATCAAGTCGCTCGCCATCACATCCGACCCGGTCACAGACCACTCGGAGATTCCCGCTACCGACCCGCAATCGTTGCACTCGGAGCACTCCCCCAGATCCCGAGCACAGCGAGAAGCTCTCGCCGCTCTCTACCTCAACTGAGGAGAAACCCATGAACCTGCACGAACTCCGTGCACAGGTCGCGGAGATCCGGTCCACCGTGGTCCGCCTCTCCGAGATCGACGACATCACCCCCGAGGACGACGAGGAGCTCACCGCAGCCCTCGAGGCGTTCGAGGCCCGCAAGGCCGAGCTCGACGAGCTCGAGGCCCGCGCCGCCCGCATCGAGGCCGCCAAGGCCGCTGCGACCGAGCGTCACGCCGGCATCGACAGCCCGACGATCCTCAAGCGAGTCGAGCCCTCCGCGCTCGACCTGCGTTCCGCCTCCCGCGGTGAGCTGCGCGACGCGGCCCTGAAGGTCCTCGAGACCGAGGGTCGTGGCCTCGCCGCCCACCAGGAGGACCACGTCGACCAGCTCCTCCGCACCAAGACCGCGTACACCGACGGTGGCGTGATCGCGAAGCGGATGCTCGTCACCGAGTCCGACGCGTACCGTTCGGCGTTCGCCAAGGCGATCAGCCAGCCGGTGCCCGCGTTCGACCAGGACGAGGTCCGTGCGATCAACGAGTTCCGTGCGATGAGCGAGGGTGTGGACACTGCCGGCGGCTTCGGCATTCCGGTCCTCATCGACCCCTCCATCATCCTCACGAGCGGTGCCGCTGCGGCCCCGGTCCTCAACCTCGCCCGGGTCATCACGATCACCACGGACGAGTGGAAGGGCGTC